CTAGGTCCAATAACTTTTCCAGCATTTTGAACTTCACCATCACTATATGAAATATGAAGTTTGCCCTCTTGTATATAAACTTTACTTACATGTCTACCATCATCACCTTTTGGTCCTTTAACTTCTACAGTTAATCCAGGATCACCTTTTTCACCTTTAGGTCCTCGAAGTCCTTGTGGTCCTTTTACAACATTTGTTTGTTCTGATATTTGAAGATCATTTAATATTTTAAGTTGCTCAATCTCTTCTCTGAGCTTTTTAACTTCTTCTTTTGTGTAGGCTAATGCAGTTGCTAAGACTTTAGCATTTTGAACATCATCTTTCATCTTCAACCACCTTATCATCTTCTAAATGAGTCTCCATTATCTTTGTCATTTTATTGACTAAAGTTTTTTCCTCTTCAGAAATGGTATTGGCAGCTTGAAAACTTTCCTGTTGTTCTGGTTCCTGTTCTTGCTCTGGTGCTTGTTGATCATTAGGCATATCTTCGTCAGGCTCTTCTCGTTCTTCAACATCCATCTGTTTATCTTCATCAGCAATCTCATCCTCAGTCATTCTTAATACATGGGATCTTACATATTGCTTACTGAAATACTTACCAACATAAGAGTCAACCTCACCCAATAGTCTTAATCTATCTCCCATAATTTCACTATATTTTAACTCTGAAAAATGGTTATCTTCTAGAAAGTCATAATGAATATGTTCTCTCATCTCGTGCCATTCTTTTCTTGAAGTGACACCAGTTAGAATTAATTGTGTTTCTAAAATGTTATCAAATAATTGTGTAAACCTATTTCTAAGTCTAGCTACAAACTTTGTAAACTTTAATTCGTCTCTAGTAATTTCACTAGCTCTACCTAAATTGAAATTACTTTCTGGTTCCATTCTACTGATAGGAACATTAAGTGCTTTGTATAACTTCTTTTTAAAATATTCAACATCTTCCATCTCGCCTAAATTTTGACCACCAGGTAATGTTGTAATCTCTGTGCTTCTTCCACCTTCTCTTCTTGGTAACCAGAAGTCTTCCAACATTGTCATAAATTTTCTATCATCTCTTACTTCACCAGTTTGAGCATCATAAACTAATTTATTTTTATGTTTAACCATCATATCTCTAAGATATTGTTCTGCTTTCATTTTAGGTAAGTTTCCAACATCAATATAAAATATTCTTCTTTCAGGTGCTCTTGCTAATCTGTAAATAACAGTTGCATCTTCTAACATTCTTAATTGATTTAATGGTTTGATTGCTTTGTGTAAATGACCAAGAACCATAGCCATTCTATTATCTAATAATCCGGTATGACAAAAAATAACACTATCTTTACTAATTTTTAAACCTTGATTTGATCTGTTGATTCCTCTTGGATGATAAATGTAATACTCTATATAACCTTTTGTGATAATAGCATTCATCTTATCATCTTTAGATTTGACTGGTTGTTTTACTTTTCTTATTTTTCTTGGATCTACTTGTCTTAATTCTTGAATTCCATCTCTAGGATTTTTTTCATCTATAACTATATGATAATATAATCTTCCATCAATATACCATCTTCTGAATACTTCATAAGCATTGGTAGTAAAATGTAAAAGTCTTAATACTTTATCAAACTCACTTCTTATTCTAGTTTTAATTGATTGGCTAACTTTTAGATCATCTAATACTATACTTACAGCTGGATCCTTTTCATTGTAAACTATAGCTTCATTTACAATATCATCTATAGCTAAATCAGCTTCTGGCTGAGTAGACATTTCTCTATATCTTGTAACTAATTCTGCTTCTGATTTGGCAGTTCCTTCTAGATCCACATAGGTGCCGTAGACTCCTCCAGGAGCTATTTCTAAGGCACCATCATTATCTTGTGGTGGAACAAACGATTTTAGATTATCGCTTTTAAGTTTTTCTATTTCTTCTTTTCGGCCTATAGTAAAGCCAAATAAATCTATTGCCATGACTACCCTTCAGTATTGTACTATAATACTATTTATAGGTCAATACTTTTTTTCAATCAATAATACTAGTTGCCGCCAGCGTTACCAGTAACTCCACCTGAAACTTCCCAATAATCATATGTGAAAGTAACTGTGAACTCACTAATAGCATCTGCAGCCCAATCCATTTCAATAGCAGCAACTTCTGTTGGAAATATTCCTACAAAGTTGTATACTCTTAATGGTACACCAGTTTTACTAAACTGAGTCACTTGAGCATTTGACTTATAAAGTGTTGGTGACGAAGCACCAAAGTTTCTAAGGTTCCCTTGAAAACTGTTAATAGTATTAGACCACTGTTCCATTGCATTTCTTATTGCAAAGTCTTCATCATTGATAACTGTAACCGTCCAGTCAGCAAATGTTCTATTACCAGCTATTCTTAACTGTCTACCAAAATAAGGTACATCATTAATACCTAATGTAGCAGCTGGAATCTGAGCAGCTCTAACCAATAAAGGTGTGGTAATATCTGCAGCAGCGTTAGCTGGATTTGTAATGTTGACTTGAAATAAGGATGGTCTAGCACCACCAAATTTAAGAGCACCTGCGAATAAGTTTATGTTGAATGCCATTTTGTTTTTCTCCTACTCTTATTTATACTTAAACTTGACCAACTATTTCACTAAACTCTACTCCAGATCTTACTGCAACAAAATTAAGTTGAATAAAATTAATTGCTTTACTTGGTTTGATGAAAATATCTCCAACAAACTCATTTCGATCAATTATGTCTGGTGTATTATTTGTTTCATCACAGACTACTCTGAAGTCTTGAATACCTCTTCGTGCTTGTACATCTCTCAAGAAAGGATCTACTAGATTTACAAACTGTGATCTTGTAAAAGCATCATTAAATTCGAATAGAGTAAACTTAGCTGCAGTTGATATTGCTTTTTCTAAAACAATAAACAATCTTCTAACATTTATTCTATCAAATGCACTTGGTTTAGCTAATAATGTTTTATCACCAAATAAAACTGTACCTTGACCTGGGAATGTAACAACTGGGTTGATTCCATTCTTATAAAGAAGATCTCTTTCAGCTTTGTTTGGATTAAATGCTAATCTAGTAACATTCTTCATGATACCTCTGTTAAATCCAGCTGGTGAATACCAAGGATCTCTTGTAGTATCTGATCTTACCATCAGTCCTGCTGTATCTCCATTTGCTGGTACATATCTTTGAATATCGTTAAATTTATCGTATTGATACTTCCATCCACTATCCATAACAACATAACTTGATGATGTTAAAGTATCTCTAAATGATATTATGTCATCAGCTTGTTTGCCTGAAAAACTATCATTACCTACAACATCAGCTCTTTCAGGTGACATAACTGCTATACAGTCTTTTCTAGATTCAACAATGTTTCCAATAACATGTTCTAATACTGTTCCATTATTACCTCCACCTAAAACTATAGAGATATCAACATCTTCAGGACTCTTAAATTTATTGTAACCATTGATATGATCTGAATTTCTTGGAGCAGCACCATCTCTACCATATATCAAACTATCGTTTGCTGGTAAAGGAGCACCATTAAATGATGTTCCTTTTTTAGAACCAGAATTTGTGTGAGCAGAATTATGAGCAGCCCATAAAATATACTGTGAGCCTTTGTTTACAACATCTACATAATAGTTAGTTGTACCATCTTCGTTCTTAGCATCAGATGCTAAACTAACTCTTTCAAATTTCTCTAATACAGTATTAAGAGTTCCAGTCCATTCTCCATCTTCATCTGCTACAACAATGTGAGCTTCGTCACCATTTCCTCCAGCAGTATTAGCTGAATCTGATGTTCCTGGTGCTTTATCAAAGAAGTTGTGGAATTCCCATCTTCTTTCTGGTGTGACTACAGAAGCGTTATGAGAGCTATTTGATGAAGCAGCACCAACTGAGTTACCAGTATACTTATCTGTTAATGTTAATGAAGTATTACTTGCAATAGATGCAACTTTTCTTAGTTCTTTATCTGGACCTAGTACTAAAATATCTCCAACTCTTACCTGAGTTTGGAATAATGTTCCTAAACCAGCTAATGTTTTGGATCCATTTACTGGTTGTACGTTACCAGTTAATGTTGAACTAAATGCATTTGTACTTGCACATACACTTACCTTTAAACTGTTACCTAATTCTCCTGGAAATTTTGCTATCCAGTTACCAACACCAGTTATTCCTGATGAATAGTTATCATCATAGTCTTGATCACTTTTAACTAAAGTGTTCTTGGTATTTGCAGCATTACTAATAGAATTTCTAGCTGCATCAGCACTATTAGATCCTGTCTCGTTAATAACCCTTACAGTAAATAGAGCATTACCATAAGCTAAAAAATTTGATGCAACAAAGAAATCTGTTGCTGTATTACTTGTTAATGGTTTTTGAAAATTATTTACTAAATCGTCTTCTGATGTAATTAATACTCTCTCTCCTACTGGCCCCCATCTAAAATGGCCTGCGAAGCCAGCCTCTGTAGTTGATACAGCAGGGATTACAGTAGTAAGATCAACTTCTGATACATTAACACCTGGTGAAACTTGAAACGCCATTTTTAAATTCTCCTACTAAATTGATAGTTAAATATATAACTCTTTTATCAATTATTTATAATTTTTTAGATTTAACTAAAATTGTCTATTTTTACACTAACCCAGCGATCATTTGGATTTTGTAATATATCATCTTTATCTAAAACTTCACTCTCACCATCTTCTCTAAAACCAAATGGTAGCATTTGATCTTCGATCATCTTCATCTTTTCTTTATATAGTTTTTCTCTAATATCAGTATCTGTTATTTCTTTAAAATATTCTTGTCTTGCTATCCAACTAAACAGTACAGTACACATTACTAAATCATCATGTTGTCCATCTTCAGCTTCAAAACTAGCTCCTTTACCAACAAAACTACTTAATTCACTTATTAGATCAAAATCTGGTATTATAAGTTGATCATTTTCTATAAGATCTTTAAGATTACTACAACCTATTCTTTTTACCTGTTTAGTTGTTTTAACTCCTAATGTTCTACCACTATGACTACCAAAACCACTTGATACTTGTTGACCTGCTCTTCCCATATGTACTGTTGTCATAAGATTTTCATATAATAAATCGTTGTGTAGTATGTCTACGACTTGTTGACCTATATCATTAGTTTCCACTAGTATAAACGCGTCATTATAGTGTTTACCCGCATTCTCAATTGTATTTGGATATAGTAGTGGGCTAACAGTTTTATCTCTAAACTTAGCAACTACTTTGAATGGTTGTTTTGTTACATCAAATACAACAAAAGCACTATAATCTAATCCAACACCTCTTGCTACATCAACTGTAATTACATATGTGTGATCAGGTTTAGCTTCTTCATATATACTCATAGTTTCTGTTTGTTTTATTGGATAATCAAATCTCATAGCTCTTAGTTTAGTTGAACTAATAAGAGTATTCATTGATCCTATAAACTCACATTCAAACTCCTGTCTAAATTGTTCTTCACTTGTATTGCTTATAGTTTGAGTTTTCCATTTCTCA